ACGCCGACTGTGGAACGCAGATCACGCACCCACTGAGGTCAACCGCAACAATCAACTCAAGTGGGCACGTGCAGTCCACCGTCTGGGGGACAAGTGGCTACTCGCAACGTACGTGCAAAAGAAGGCAGGGCTGCACTAGACCCGCCGCCCAAGGTCTGGCCCTTCCCAACGTGGAAGGGTCAGCCGTACAAACCCAAGAAGCAACCCAAGCCGAAGGTGTGGGAGTCCGCACCGGAAGCATTGTTTTGAGGAGCGAGAGATGAACCGACTGAACGAAGACGATGGGCTTGAGGAACTGGGGTGGCTTGCCGCCATGTTGGCGGCGCTTGGCTTCCTGTTCTTTTCCCTGGTGTATTTCCTGCACTGGGCAGGGTGGCTCACATGAAATGGCTTGGTGAATTCATCGTCCTGTACTGGCTGATCACCGTCTTGGTCGTGGTGTTCCTCGCCCCGTTCGTGACGCTGATGATGTTGCTGACTTACTTGTGGGGGATGATATGAAGAAATGGATTGCAGTCTTGGCGCTTGTCTGCGGCCCCGCCCAGGCACAGTTCTTTAGCGGGAACGAACTCTACGAGCGCCTGCGAGACGGGCGGCTTTCTCAGGTCATGTTCTATGTGGCGGGTGTCCATGATGCCAACGACAAGGTTCTGTTCTGCTCACCAAGCGATGTGACCTTGGGTCAGGCGCTCGATGTGGTTAAACGCTATCTGGAAACTAGGCCAGAGCAGAGGCACTTGTCTGCCGACTTCTTGGCATCCCAGGCAATGCGTGCAGCGTGGCCATGCCGGAAGGGGAGCGGGGTATGAGCACACAACCTATAGCCCTGTTGCTCGCTGAAAAACTAGAGCAGCAGTTCCCGCTTGGGACGGCGCAACATTACCTTGATGGCGAAGCCGCCGCCGAACTGCGCCGCCTTCATGCGGAGAATGAGGAGTTGTTAAGTAGTCTGCAAACCATCTTGAACATATCACTGATGGACAACGGACACTGGGCAAAGACTATCGAAGCCGAAGCGAGCGCCGCAATCAGAGCAAGGGGGCAGAAATGAGCGGCGACCACAACGCAAACCAGAAGCCCAAGCAGACCAAGGAAGAGCGTGAGTACCACCGCAAGCGGGGGGCCGAGATACTGGCGCAGATACAGGCGGCGAGGGAGCCCAAACCAAAACAGGAAGTATCCGAACGCTCTATCCGCACCACCATCGGCATGATGAGAACCCTCGCAAACAAAATCCCCATCAGCCCGTTCCACCTACACGCCGCAGATCAGATGGAGCGGATGTTGGACGAACTAATTAACTTGAGGAAAAAGAAATGACCAAACCTGTAGACAACAAAGATGACGGCGCACGAGTGTTCGCCGATGGCCGTAGCATCAGCGTCGGCAAGGGCCGCATCCTGTGGGGCACTGCCACTTATACGAGCCGCAACATGGAGTACAAGGAAGGGTGGGTTCTGCCCGGAGGTCAGCGCACAACCGACTTTGAAGTCGCGCAAGCCTACGCCCGTTGGATCGACTCGCAGTGCAAAAGATGAAACACATCGAACTACTCAAACGCTGTCATGCATTGTTACGACGAGTGGATACTGTGACCCCTGAAGGCCGCTTGTCACTGGATGGTGACCGACTGGCCAAAGAGATCAACGACTACCTCAACAACGTAAACAATGAAGTGCCCAACATGCGGAGTGCCGAGCCACGTCCTCGAAACCCGAACGACAACTGATGGACTGAAGCGAAGGAGATACGAGTGCCGAAACAAGCACAGGTTCACGACAGTGGGGACACCGCAAGACCTGCGGCTCGACCTGCACAACAACCCACACCGCCACGAGCAAACGATACGCAAGTCGCGGGTGACCACTACAAACAGTTCAAGCACGAAACCTGGGACGTCATCCTCGACTGGGGACTTGGCTACTTGGATGGCAATGCTGTCAAGTACCTCAGCCGATGGCGACACAAAAACGGATTAGAAGACCTGAAGAAGGCGCGGCATTACATCGACAAACTCATTGAAACAGAGATGGAGAAGAGAGATGGAACCGACCCAAAGTCAACTTAAACAAATCTGGAAGCACGTCAGCGAAGGCGATGGCGGCTACTGCCCCGTGTGCGAGCGGTGGGGCAAGATCAACTCGGTGCGCCTGACGGGCAGCATGGTGCGTGCCCTCGGATGGCTGTACAAAGAGATGCAGATCATGGGCGAGCAGTGGATCAACATCCCGAACGCCGCGCCGTCCACCGTCATGCGCTCATACAACATAACAAGTTTGAAGTACTGGGGCTTCGTGGAGCCACGACCCAAGCCTGCGAGGGTGATCCAACTGCCACATGTGCGGGGACAGAAACGAGAGCCGCAGGTCAACACCCGTACCTCGGGCTACTGGACAGTTACCGATGCGGGGCGGGTGTTCCTGACCAACCAAGTCCGAGTGCCGGATCGAGCGTTCGTTTACGCTGATGCCGTGCAGGGCTACGGGTTGGACACCGTGTCTGCAAAAGAAGTCATGGACAGGAAGTTTGATTACGACGCCATGATGAACGACATCTACGCACTGCACAAGGCCGCCCATGCAACTCATCACGCTTGACTTCGAAACCTTCTACGACCGCGACTTCTCGCTGACCAAACTGACGACCGAGGAGTACATCCGCGACCCTCGCTTTGAGGTGATCGGTGTGGGCGTCAAGGTCGGCGACGAGACCGCCGTGTGGGGCAGCGGCACCAAGGAAGAGATCGGCGACTGGCTGAAATCTTTTGAGATGGAGAAGCACATGGTGTTGGCGCACAACACCATGTTCGACGGGGCAATCCTGTCGTGGTTCTTCGACATCCATCCGAAGATGCTGCTCGACACCATGTGCATGTCCCGTGCGTTGTTTGGCGTGGAGGTGAGTTCGTCTCTGGCTGCTGTAGCCGAGAGGCTACAGATCGGGCGCAAGGGCGACGAGATCATCAACGCGATGGGTAAACGCCGAGCCGACTTCACCGAGGCGGCGCTGTCTCGGTACGGGGACTACTGCATCAACGACGTGGAGTTGACGCACAAGGCGTTCATGAAGATGTCCCCCGACTTCCCGGTGACGGAGTTGCGGATCATCGACCTGACGCTCAAGATGTTTACTGAGCCGGTGCTGGTGGTGGATCAGAGTGTCCTGGCTAAACATCTTATCGAGGTGGTCGAGCGCAAGGAGAAGTTGCTCCAAGAGTGCGGCGTGGAGAAGGAAGAACTGATGAGCAATCAGAAGTTCGCCGACGCCCTGCGTACGCTTGGGGTAACTCCTCCTACAAAGATGAGCCCACTTACCAATAAAGAAACGTATGCGTTTGCCAAGAGCGACGAGGCGTTCCTGCGTCTGTCCGAGCATCCTGACTGGCGCGTGCAGGGGTTGGTGGCTGCACGTCTGGGGCTGAAGTCCACCCTGGAGGAGACACGCACCCAAAGATTCTTGGAGATCGCCAAGCGAGGGGCGCTGCCCGTGCCCCTGCGCTACTACGCCGCACACACCGGGCGGTTCGGGGGCGACGACAAGATCAACATGCAGAACCTGCCAAGCCGGGGCGACAACGCAGGCAAGATCAAGAAAGGGATCATGGCCCCACCGGGCTACAGCATCATCGACGCCGACTCCTCACAGATCGAGGCGCGGGTGCTTGCGTGGTTGGCAGGGCAGGATGATCTGGTCGAGGCGTTCGCTCAGGGTAAAGATGTGTACAAGAAGATGGCCGCACCCATCTACAACAAACCCGAAGGAGAGATCACCAAGCCCGAGCGGTTCATGGGCAAGACCACTGTACTGGGCTGCGGCTACGGCATGGGGGCGGTCAAGTTCCAGGCCCAACTCAAGACATCTGACGTGACCATCTCATTGGACGAGGCCCGGCGTATCGTGGAGGTGTACCGCCAAACAAACTATGCCGTGACCGCCCTGTGGCGGCAGGCGCAGATGGCCTTGGTGGCTATCTCCCGATGGGACGATGGCAAGGTGCCGTTCGGGCGTGACGGGGTGTTGGAGATCGTGACACGAGAGGCAGCGATTCGACTTCCCAATGGGCTGTACCTGCGCTACGATGATCTGAAATTGAGTGAAGGCGAGAAGGGGCCGGAGTTCACATACCGCACCCGCAAGGGGCGCACCCGCATCTACGGGGGCAAGGTGGTGGAGAACGTCTGCCAAGCGTTGGCCCGGTGTCTGATCGCCGAGCAGATGCTCAAGATCGCCAAGAGATACAAAGTTGTGTTGACAGTGCACGACGCAGTGGCGTGCATTGTTCCTGATGCTGAGGTCGCGGAGGCCCAAGCCTACGTGGAAGAGTGCATGCGATGGACACCCGAGTGGGCAGCGGGACTGCCTGTCAACTGTGAGTCTGGGGTAGGAAAAAGTTATGGGGACTGCTGAAGTGATTGACTACGCATATCCGACCATGATGGCTGAGAAGGCACTGAAGGCACTGCACGAGGCCGCACTGGAGAAGGACTGGTACGCGGCACGGGAGCAAGCCCTGATGACTATCAAGTGGGCGACCGAGGCACACGCTGCGCTGCTGATGATGCAGAAGGAAGATAGGAAATGAAGTTTAGAAAGAAGCCCGTGGTCATTGAGGCCACACAGTGGTTCAAGCATGGGGATCATCCTGCGGTGTATCCGGCAGTGTCAAAAGGGGTCGAGACTTGGTATGCCGAGCAGGTTGGGATTGACTCTGCCGACCTTGGAATGATCGACACCTTGGAGGGGCCGCACTACGTTATCCCCGGCGACTGGATCATCACTGGCGTGAAGGGTGAGCACTATCCGTGCAAGCCGGACATCTTTGAAATGACGTACGAAAAGGTTGAGGAATGAGCATCCCCGCATGGTCTTTCTCTTCGATCAAGTTGTTTGAGCAATGCCCCCGCAAGTACTACCACCTGCGGGTAGCCAAGGACTTCAAGGAAGATGACAACGCCGAACATCTTATGTACGGCAAGCGATTCCACGAGGCTGCTGAACACTACATCCGAGACGGCACCCCACTGCCCGAGTACTTCGCTTTTGTCAAACCGGCTCTGGACAACCTCAACCAAATTCCTGGTGAGAAGTTATGCGAGTACCCGATGGGTATCACCGAAGACCTGCGCCCCTGTGCGTTCGACGCACCGGATGTGTGGTTCCGAGGGATCGCTGACCTGCTCATCCTCAACAAGGAGACGGGCGAGGCCCGGGTGGTGGACTACAAGACGGGCAAGAGCGCCAAGTACGCCGACCCCGATCAGTTGGAGTTGATGTCCCTGTGCGTGTTCAAGCACTTCCCCGAGATCAAGCGCGTCAAGTCTGGGCTGCTGTTCGTGATTGCGAATTCGCTGGTCAAGAGCAAGTGCGATGCATCACAGGAAGACGTGTTATGGGAGAGGTGGACGGGGCGTCACCAAAGGTTGAAAATTGCGATGGACAACGATGTCTGGAACCCGCGCCCAAGTGGGCTGTGCCGAAAGCACTGCGTGGTGCTGAGTTGTTCACACAACGGAAGGAACTGAGATGCCGTACACCAAGTCACCGCGCCCGTACAAGCACGAGTACGAGATGCAGAAGCAGCGAGGTGAGCACGAGGATCGCATGGAGCGACAGCGTGCTCGGCGTGCACTGGACAAGAAGGGTGTGGAGCGCAAGGGTAAAGACGTGTCGCACACCAAGGCGCTCGCCAAGGGCGGCACCAACGCGGACGGCTATCGCTTGGAGGCACCGAGCAAGAACCGCAGCCGC